AATCCAAATCGATATTTTGCATGATGAAGTTTTGTCATTATAGATATTAATGACTTACTTTTAAATAAGTGAGCTTCGTCACCAATAATCACACTATAGTCTTCAAAGAATGTTCTTTCCAGTTTGTATACTGATTGCCATGTTGTAATTGTAACTGGATACTCATTTGTTTTTTCTTTTCCAGAATATATTCGATGACAGTATGAATCAGAATTCCAACCATAATCTTGAAAGTCCTTATACATCTGTTCTACAAGGGATGTCGTCGGAACAACTAGCAGGATTTTTTCAGATTTATCTACATAATATCTTACAAGAGCGTAAATCATCAAAGATTTTCCTGAAGCAGTCGGTGATATCAATAATTTTCTATTGTGCCGTAAGGCATCATATACTCCATCTATCTGATAATTACGGGGGTGAATTCTTGAAATAGAACGAATATAATCTTTTACACCTTCATATGATATCCTTTCATTTAATTCAAAAGGAGATCCATAATATTCATTTTCTTCAAAACTATAAGTATAATCGTGCTTCTTACAAAATGCTACAATGCGATCTAAAAGTCCAACGTAGATTCTTTTTGACCTTAGATCAAATAAATGAATTTCTCCGTTCCAGTTTCGATTACGATATTGAGGCATGAACTTTGCACCCTCAACTTGAAACGTGAAATGATCCCGAAGTTCATACTGAATATGAGGTTCAGCATTTACTCTCAAGAATACTTCATTCGCTTTAGAAATAACAACGTTAGCTGTCACATAGATCCATAAATCTATATGTATTTATCAGATGGCCTCAATCCCTAAATTCTTATCTCCTATCCGATTAAATTTTTGATGATTAGCATAATTTAAAAATGATCCTAAAATATATTTTGCATATCCATCAGTCGCTGGATTACCCTTATGCAAGTAACTCCAAGTGCATGGAAATAATAAAATAGTCCCTTTTAACGGTTTTACTTTGATACCAAAATGAGGAAACTCAGTTTCTCCACCATTAAATTGATCATTTAAATAACAAACTATTGCTAAAAATCTTTTTGTTGATTCAATATTATTTACATCAGAGTGAACATCATGTTGTTGATCTTCCGAACATAGATACCTTTTGATTCTAAGATGCTCATATCCATATTTTTGTGGCCATTGTGATGGATGTAAATTGACATCTTTTTTATATTGACCCAACGCTGCTTGAATACCACTCATTACAATTTTAAATGGTTCATTAAATTCTTGATGTTGCATGATGTCTAACCTTTGACAATTACATGCACCACATGTTTTCGTGCCATCTTCTGCATAACACAAACTTATTTTCTTTAGTTTCTCTTCTTTCTCTCTCCATAATCTCTCATACGTATCAATCAAATTATCACAAAGATCTGCAGAAAAAACATCACGATATGCCTTGATAAAACTTGCTTCCATTATCCCAATCCAGAATTAAATCTCATGAATTCAATAGCATTTTTTATTTGATAAGTTCTATTTTGTATGACTTTAAGAATACTTTCAAGATAGACAAGCATGGTGTCATAATAATCTATTTTAAGTGTAGAATTAGATAATTTTTCATCTGCATCCAGATACTTTGTCATTGTATCTTTATCTCTTATCTTTTTAGGAAAAGGATTTTGTATATAAACATCAGGATCTGCCTTACCACTAAAATATTCAAATCGTTCATGACGAATATTTTTTCTTTGTTGTTCTGCTTTTTTTCTTAAAAGAAAAATAGTGTTATAAAGTTGAAAGTATTTTGCGTGTAGAGATGGTATATTCAAAGACTCATCATGTAAGTTATCTCTATCTATTTTTGAATCTTTTTCCCACATCTCTTGAAGTTTTTCAAGATCAATCATAAAGGATTATTGGATAAGTCAGTTATATTATACATGGTATATTTAAAACTTGCATCAGCTGTAAAATATTCAATGTCAGTATCTGTAGCATCGAATGATAATGTTGTTAAACTATAAGGCCATAAATCTTTAAATGTTACATTAAATTTAGGTAAAAAATTACTACTTAAAATTTGAAGAGTGCCGTCAGAAAAAATATCTTGTGGTGCTTTACCATAATTCTTTTTAGGTTGAAGACCACTGTTCTCCCAATCACGAAACTCTTGAAGTTCCTCTGGAAAACCAAGTCCTCTTAACCATTTTTGTATCTCCATAAAATTTTTTAAATCTTCATCAACGAGAAATCGAATATTCAAATCACCAAAATCAATTTTATCTCCGGGAACAGGAATATCTCTAAGATAATTAGGTTGATTTGCAACTCCTAAATTTAAGTCTGGAATATTTGCTGTATTGCAAAAGAAAGCAACACCCGGACTACGTTTAAGATTAAACTTAAATCCAACTGGAGAAAGAAAATTTCTGTTTTCAATTTGTGATGGGCGAGACATATATATACTCTTTTCTTTATTTAGATAAAAAAGAGACCCTTTCGGGTCTCGTGAGTTAATCTTTTTCGCTTAACCTTTCAATGGCCTCTGCAACTTCCCATAAGGCTTTGCACCATGTAGCAGTTCTAAATTCATAACTAGCAGTTTTAATATAAGTTCCAACTAGGTCAGGATTTTTCTTTGCATACCCATCACCGAATTTGGCATCGATAGCATCTTCTGCTTTATCCATGTAATACCAAGGATCATTAGCTGCATTTTTAAAAGCAGTGTCATAATCCATTTGGGGTTTCATCATTTCTGGTAACATAATGTTTGTGTGTGTAATTTACCATTACATCATAGCATAAAAAAAGAGACCCGTCAAGGGTCTCTCTGAAGATATGAAATACGATTTACATGAGGTTCTTAACAGCAACTCGTCTGTAGTAACGGTTAGCGTTAACGGATAGGATTCCGGAACCAGCTTGTGTGCCTTCTGCGAATGGGTTAGCAACCATACCGTATCTGGTCTTAAATCCAATTTTTGGTTGGAAGGAATTCTCGCCCACTGCACGAACCATCTGTAGTGGAACGTAAGGACAATAGAATAAACCAGCGTCGTATGGAGATGTGCCTTTGTATCCAACAACATAATACTGATTACCACCTGTAGGTGCAGCGTTAGCAGCAGTTAGGTTTGCAGCATATGGGTCGATGTATACTCTGAACTTACCTTGTAATGTTCCAGCAAATGTGTTGCCAGTGTCATCAACGTTAAGGTTAGCGTTAAGTGCAGGAGTGTAATCAAGAACTCCAGCCATTGTAAGGGCGGATGCAACGTCTGCAGAGCAGAGGATGATGTTACCCTTTCCGCGACGAGTTCTTTGTGCAATTGCGTTTGCATCTCTCTCGATCTGGAAGAGTAGTCCTTTGAACTTCTCAACTGACCATCTACCGTTTGAGTCGATATCAAGGTCAAATACACCAGCGGTTGCAACGTTTTGAACAGCACCTTGCTCTGCAGTCTTATAGATTGTTCTGATAACTTCTCTGTTTATCTCAGCAAGTATCTCAGTTGATAAGATGTTAGCAAGTTCTGCTTCTGCGTTTAAACCGTGGATTGCCTTAAGGTCTTGAGCAAGTTCTAAACTATACTCTGCCTTTAGTGCTCTGGACTTAGCAGTAACGGTAATTTTCTCGATTGAGAATGCCATCTGGTTGAAGGCATTATTACCTGTTCCATCGAGTGATTCTGCCTCGTCTGTTCTCATACCCTGACCTACTCTGTAGGATGTAGAATCAGCAGATCCTACTGGGTTAAGAACCGCAGGGTTTGTTGCGGAGACAGTTGTGGTTCCCATACCAGCCGCACCATCAACGAATCCTGTTTCTGCGTTGGATGCTTTGTCACGACCAGAGAATGCAGAGTCAACTTCGTTGTAGAATGTCTCTGTTCCTGTTTGTGTGCTGTAACGAGATCTCATCGCGAAGATTAGACCTGTTGGGCCGCTCATTGGTTGCACACCAGCAAGGTCATAAGCGACCAAGTTTGGCATGGAACGACGGATCAAACTGATTAATACGGGGTCAAAACCAGCAACTGGAGTTGATGCACCAGCACTAAAACCGGGTGTTGAACCTGTGTTAGTATTAACGTTTGGTTGCTCCATCAAGTTGATACCTGATGAAAATGCTTGCTCCTCTCTGAGGAACTTTTCTTGGTTTTCTAGCAAGACAGCGGTAACTGCTTTACGATGGGGATCTTTGATTTCGTCAAGGCCCTCATAGTTAAGAAGTGGCTTCCACTTTTCCTGCAATGATTCAGATTGAAACATTTTCGGATTTACCTTTTAAAGTTTACGTTTGATTTAATTTTAAAATCAGTTATTTGCTAAATGCTGAAAGTGTTTTTAGGTATGCGGACATAGAACCCTGAGTTGCTTCAGGTGAACTGTCTACTCCCTCTGATAGAGTTTCAGTTTTAGCGGATGAAGGTGTAGATTTTGATGAGAAATAAGATTCTCTCAAGACCTCTAGCTTCTCACGATATTCGGATTCACTTTCAAACTCTACACTTTCGGCAAGTGAAGCGAGCTTCTCTTTCTGAGTGGATGCAAGTCCTTCAGAAACCTCATCAAGAATACCATCGGCAACCGACTCTGCGAGACGTTTGTTTAATCCAATATTCTTCTCAATTTGCTCATTGAGTTTAGTTTCCATGTCATCAAGTTTTTCTACCATGCTCTCAAGCACATCGTATTTGTCTTCAGGGATTGTTACATAATGTTCTTCAAAAAGACCTTTCATTCCAGTTAGGAATGATTCTGTTAGTTCTTCTTTGAGTCCTGTCTCTACTGCTAACTGGTTTTCAGTGAACCATTCGTCAGCGACATACTCAAGATATGAATCCACTCTCTCACTGAGAGCGTCTTTTGCTTCGATAATCTCTTGTCCGAGTTTCTCCTCGTATTGCTGCTCTAAAAGTGCTCTTACTTCAGCAACTTTTGATTTTAGTGCAGTTTCAAAGATTGTCTTTGCTTTTGCTTTGAAATCTTCAGAGAGATCCTCTCCTCCAAGTAAAGCATTAACATCGTCATCGATGTCATAAGTTTCAATTTGCTCTTCGGTTACTTGCTCCTCTTCGGCAACAACATCTTCCTCGGTAGCAGCTTCATCTTCAGCAACAACTTCTTGTTGATCTTCGAGTTCCACTTCTTCCTCCTCTTTGTAACCTTGTCCACCGGATTTCATTGGGTCTGCACCCTTCGCACCTTTATTAACTACATCCTTAACTTGCTTAAGGGAACCACCTGGCTCTTTAATTTTTGCTGAGTCATCATCTGGTTTATAGTTCTCTGGAGTTGGGCCTCCGAGATCTTCATATGATGCAGGTGTGCCACCTGTTGTAAGTTTAGGCATTGGATCGCCTGGCTTGGCGTTAGCATTAACAGCGGATTTAGATTGCTGTGTCTTTACTTCCATTTCTTGTAATTTTTTGCCACGAGACATTTTAACTACTCCGATGAGTTCTATTTGAAACTATTTTTATTTAGAAAAGTTATAAATTAGACAGAAAATCGTTAAATAGATTTAATTTCTGCTCATCTAATCTTTTCTGATCTGTAAGTGTGTTGATTTGTTTGTATGTTTTTTCAGCATACTTCTCACGAAGAATACCTCCATCCCATACCCATTCTTTTCCTTCCATGATACCCTCAACAAAAGCATCAGGTGCAGATGGATCTGCAACGATATCTGCAGCAGTTGCTAACATAAAGTCATCTCCTACTACATTTATACCCTCTCTTGTCATTTTAAGTGATCCAACTCCACGAGATGAAACTCCGAGTTTGACTCCTTCTTCGACGAGAGAAGACGCGATTTTACCCATAGGTGTTGATAATAATTTTGCTTTTCCTACAAAATTAGAACCATTCTCTCTAAGTGATACGATTTTATGGGAAACCCTATCGAGATTTACTGTGGGGCCTTCTGGATGACCAAGTTCACCAAGTGCTCTTCCAGATTGTATATGATTCTCATTATAACGAGAAACCTCTTTACGAAGAGTCTCCATAGGATACATTCTACCGTTTCGGTTTTTGATGTTTCCTTGTAAGAATACACCCTCGATATACATTGATTTCTTGCCGTTCTTTTGTTCGACAAGAAATTCTACAGTTTCGATTTCTTCTCTAATCAGTTTCATTACGCACTACCTGTAGTTTGAACTTGTTGAAAATGTAATACACCGGTTCCTTCACCAGTTGCTGCAATGCAAGATATTTTATGTGATCTTGATACAGTTGCATGTGATGCGGAATTGAATGCGGTGATTATACCAGATGTGTTTGCTGATACAGTGATGTTACTTCTGGAAAGACCACTTCCATCAAAAGTTGGAATGTGTTGTTGCACTGCAGTTACTTCTACATGATTTAATATAGTCGTGTAGTTAGCATCATTTGCAGTATCTAAAGTAACAAATTCACCAACATGGAATGGCATCGCTGTTCCTTCAGGTGCTTCAAGAATTGTTGTTGCACCAGTTGTAATTCCAACGACTCTTTGAGAACCTTTAGTTTGTGCAAGACTCTCTCCGACTCCACCCGCATGAACATAAAAATCAGATGTGGTCGCAGCTGGGAATGCAGTAGAATCTATTTTTACGTGAGCACCCGCACCTTTCGCAACTATCTTAACAACATTAGACTGAACCGTAAATGCGGCTGACGTTTGTGCTGTTGAGACAATCGGAAGTGATGAACCATTTCCTACCGTTCTTAATGCCATTGATATACTCTGATAATCATTTTATTTATTTATAGGTTACTCTTCGTCACCTATTTCCGTATCTGCTTCAGCCTCTACTTCTGTTTCAGTCTCTGCTTCAACTTCATCTTCTATTTCGTCTTCGATTTCACCATCGTCAAAAATAGATGATGAAACTTCGGGTCGAAAGGCATCAATGCGCTCAGCTGATTTGGCGAACAAAGCATCTTTAATCGTGTCACTAATTTGTGACGGCGACTCATCAGCGATGATCATATCCATTAAATCGTCCATATTTAAGAAAATAATACTTTAACCGTTTATATTTATATTTCCCCACCACTAGGGATAGTGGGTGCTTCTGTTGCACCACCTTCAGATTCTAAATCTGGTTCTTGAATAGGTGCACCAAGATCTCCAGCAGATCCAGCTTGATCCATTGGTAATCCTGTTTGTGGATCAACAGGTATACTTGGATCTGGAATTACACCATCCTTTATCTCTTGTTCAATCAATTTATCCTGTTCTAATATATCTTCATCAGTTTGTCTTAGTATCTTACGTCTGACATAATCTTGTGAGAAATACTTTCCAATATAAGGTTCTGCAGTTGCTACATTACCTAATCTCTCATTTAATAACTCAGATTCTTTAAGTTCAGAGAAGTGATTATCATATAAAAAGTCATATTGTATGTGCTCACTCATTGTTTCCCAGTCTTCTGGGGTAATTACGTTCTTTAATATAAGTTGAGTCTTCAACATATCATTGAACATATTTGAGAATCTCTTCCTCAAACGTCCAACAAATTTAGTAAATTTTAATTCGTCTCTTAGTATCTCTGAAGATCGTCCCAAGTTAAATCCTCCCTCGCCATCCATTCTCGACGGCGGGACATTGAGCGACCTATAGAGTTTCTTCTTGAAGTATTCGATGTCCGTGATCTCTCCAAGGTTTTGACCTCCCGGTAGAGTAGAAATCTCAGTTCCACGCCCTCCTTCTCTTCGAGGGAGCCAGAAATCTTCAAGCATTGCCATATACTTCTTGTCATCGCGGATCTCTCCTGTGTTTGCGTCGTAAACTAATTTGTTTCGATATCGCATCATCACATCTCTGAGATATTGTTCTGCTTTGATCTTCGGCAAGTTTCCTACATCAATGTAGAAAATCCTACGCTCTGGAGCGCGGGACAATCTATATATAACCAGACTATCCTCAATCATGCGTAATTGATTAAGGGATTTGATTGCTTTATGAAGATATGAAAGTGTTGTTCCTTTATTTCTGTCAACTAATCCAGATGTGCAATATGTCACTGAATCTCTTGACATCTTAATTCCTTGAGATGCACCCCTTGCTTGTATATTACCAGTAGGATATGCAGCTTTTGGATTGTAAATAAAATATTCTTCTATCTTTGGAAAGGGATAATCAGTCGGATTATCTGATAAAAGATTATTTACTTTAAATTTATCCTCTTTACTTTTCTGTTCTTGTCTTACATAACGCATTTTGATTGCGTCTATGTATCTTAATTCTTGAATACCTTCTTCAGGTTTTTTGATATCAATTACTTTATGATAATAGATTCTACCATCAACATACCAATTGCGATATATTTCGTGTGCTTTTTTATCAAAATCCAATAGATCAAGAATATATTTAAACTCTTCTCTTACTTTCTTTTTGATACCATCACTTGCATTTAGATGATCTAAATCTATTTCAACTGGTTGATCATTTGTATCAGAGACTATTGCTTCATTAACAATATCTTCAATTGCACTATCCACTTCGGGATGTAAGCACATTTCACGATACCTTCTTATTAAGTCAAATTCAGTTTTAAATACACCTTCAATGTCAACATAAGAACCAAAAAAACCACTACTCATGAAGTAGTCTGATTCATCTTCCCTATTTGCGGGAACTGGTGATACTACATTCGGAGATAGTGGTTCTGTGTCCTCGATTGAGAACCCAAATAACTTAGACATGATTTATTACTTTTTATCTATTTAGTTAACCGTCAGTGCCCCCTGCGTCAACAAACTGGAATGACTGAACTGCAAAGTCAACTACGAACTCTTCTATTGTATCAGAAGAATCGTAAGATAGATCAATTGATGATACACTTGTTGGAAATATGTCGATAAACTCATATTCTCTTAAAACTGTATTTCTGTCACCAGCGTTATTTTGTGAACTTGGGACAGATCCTCTACCTAACTGGAATACTTTTGCATTGACCATATAAGCACTTGGATCAGTTGCACCTAAATTATTTTCTAACTTAGCAATTGTGTCAACCCATTCTTCCATTGCTTTTCTGATTCTAAAGTCCTCATCATTTATAACTGTGATACTCCATGGTTCGATGGTTCTATCTCCAGCAACTTTAAAAATACGACCTCTAAATGGTATGTCAATGTTTGCGATTACAGATGCTGGTAACTGCGCTGCTTTACACATATACCTAAAGTTATCTGCAGGCCATGCTATGCCGGGAGGCAGGGTTGCCATCTCTACCTCAAACAGATTAGGTCTCGCACCACCACCAATAAGTTGAGATTTAAATTGAGAAATGGTTTTGTTTTCTCTAGTTGTTGCCATAGTTGTTAATCTCCTTTAGTTATTTATTGAATTAAACTCGACCTGCGACTTCTTCAAAACTAACTCCAGTTCTAGTAGCAACGAATGTTAGTGTGATGAAGTTGATTGATCTTGCTGGTTTCAGGAAGATATCAGCCCTGAACTCATTGTTATCAATAACATCAGGAGTGTTGTTGGATGTGTCGCATATAACTAAGAATCCTGATATTCCTCGTTTTGCTTCGACATCTCTCAAGAATGGTTCAACAATGTTTCGGAAGTTTGCTCTTGTAAGTTCATCATTTAACTCAAAGAGTTGTGCTTCAGCAGCACTTTCAAGTGCTTGCTCCACAGTTAAGAATAAACGGCGAACATT